AGCTCCGACCGTGAACATTCCCGCAAGGCTCGCACCAATGGACGCGAAGCCTCCGCCGATGTTGGACTTGAGCATCCCACCGACGCGTTTGGAGAATGCGCCGAATGCAGACTCGGCCTGTTTGACGCCCACCTTGAAGTCGGTGGAGTCCAGACCAAGGCGCGCCATCAACTGGAAGATCATGCCACCTCCTTTGCTTGCGCCATGGCCCAGCGGATGAACGCGGTTTGCTCCTCCGTCTCCAGCTCAACCAAGCCACGCGCCTCCATGATTGCAGTTACGAGTTGGCCGACCAGCTTGCACGGCAGCGTCGTTGCTTCGTGGTAGGACATGCCGAGTTCAGCCATCGCAATCGCCACGCGGCTATGCCACCACGGAGTACCCATCACGCGCCCGCCTTCGCTGCGCCACTTCGGAGGCATGTCGCATTGCGCCTTGAACCACTCCGCGAACGCTTCCGCCTCCTCCTTGCCGCGTTCTGCGTCGATCCACCTAGACCACAGACGGAACGCAAGACCGGCCATCCTAGACGCCAGCCTGCGCTTGCTAACGTGTGCCGGGTACGCGCAGACGAAAGCGGCGAGCGCAATGTCCCCGTGGCTTGGAATGCCGCCCGCCACGAGCGGGGAGTCAGCCTCCGCGAGAAGCATGACGTGGGCAATGGTCAACGGCTCGCGCAGCGTCAGACCAAAGACGCGCACGGGAGGAATGTCCGTTGACCATGCCGGGCTCATTACGACGTAATCGCGGTGCCGCCAACGATGAGCGGGTAGCGGCGGAAGGTGAGGTTGAGCGTGGCGTGGCCATCACTGGATCGCTGGATGCTGCCACCGCCGGAGTAGATCCATTTCGCGGTCGCTGGAAGGGATCCACTGCCAACGTTCAGCGCGTCAGAGAACGAGCCAACGGCCGTAATCGGACCACCCGAAACCGTCATGGTTGCCCCAGGCTGCGGAATGCGTGCGGATGCCAGCGCGTTGGCGCTGCTCGCCCCTGTCGGCAGAAGCGTGAAGGCGCACTCGATGTACTCGCCGTGAAACGTGACGGCATCGATGTCGCCGGACTCATCCTTTGTTTCCGTGGATCCCACGTTGTGCGTGATGTTGTACCCGGTCACGGTTGGCATGATGTAGCCGGACACTGCCGACCCGGCGGCGTCGTTTAGGACGAAGGTTGGAGCGCCAGCACCGAACAGCGGTGCGGCTCCCTGTGTTGCGTAACCCATAAAGTCTAAGTGATGTCGGACGGTGCTGCGTGAAGCGTGAAGTTGAAGGTCGTCACCCAACGCCTGCCCTCCCGCGAAAACTGATGGTCAACGATGCCGCGACCGAACGCCGTGAAGCCGGTGTACGCGTTCAGGTCCGCGACGAACTCGTCGCCGTGGATCCACTCGCCAACCTGCGCCGATTGCGTCAGGTGCAAAAGCGGCTCCGTATCGTCCGCCTGATGGCTTACGGTGACCGCGCATTGAATCTCGAAGGTTGCAACCTGCGCGTGAATCTGGCGGGCGCTGTCTGCGTTGCAGACGATGGACGGTAGCCGGTTGCTGTCAGGCGCGACGGATTCAGGCTCGACGCTCTCGTCGTCCATTGGGCCTCGGCTGATGCCAGAGCGGACGCTCGCAGGCCACTCGAAGCCTTGCGCAACGATGGCGTCCCGAAGCGCAAACATGGCTTTCGGCAGGATCACGCGAACACCTCCATGAATTGCTGGATGGCTTCTTGGCGCGTGTTGTGGATTGCGTCGACAAGGCCAAGGTCCAAGCCCTGTCTTCCGCTAACGGCGCGACCGTCGAAAAGCCCAAGGTCAATGCCGGGACGGTATTCAAGAACCCACGCCTGGAAGTCCACGCCAACGCCGTCCACTAGGCTTTGGAAGTGCGCGGCTTCGGCTTCTGAAAGACTGGTGCCTGGGTAGCCCGCCGCCTTAAGTTCGCCCGTGCGGAATACCTGCACCGCAACGCCAGCGTCTCCCAACATCTGGGAGTAGTCGTAGAACGCGAGGACGCAGCCGATGGAGCCTACCATTGCGGACGGGTAAGACATGATCGCGTCAGCACTCGCGGCGAGCCAATAACCCGCGCTGCAAAGCTGCTCCTCGGTCCAGACCAGAAGCGGCTTGGTAAGCGCGGCGATGCGTGCGGCGTGTTCTGGCGTGCCGTTCACGGTTCCGCCTGGAGTGTCCAGATGGAGGACGATTGCCGCCACGTTCGCGTCGCGGTCAGCCTCCTCCAGCTCTTCCAATAGCTCCTCAAAATCAATGGTGCCCCACCATCCCTCCACCCCCATGGCGAGGACACCGGAAGCCCTGATGACAGCCGCGCCCTTGGTCTCGCCGGTCTGCTCATCTTCAAACTCCTCCATTGCGTAGGGCGTTTCCTCGCGCTCGCGCTCTGGCTTTGCCTTTGGGCGCAACGCCTCGACAGCCTCGGCGGCGTGCTCTGGGCGGATGCTGAAAAGCGTGTGCTTCATTCTTCGTTTGGAGGCAAAGGTTGCGGTTCGGGTTGCTGGACGGGCGGTGCGCCTCCGGTGACAACGGACGGGTCAACTCCTTCGGTGCGGCATCGGTCCTGCCAGCGTTTCCACCACGCAATGGACTCGTCCTGCACGACCTGCCAATCGCGCCCGGTCGAAGCCGTGGCCATCTGCGGCGAGAGGAGCCCGCGGGCCATCTGCATTTCGTGGACCTGGGCCAAATACTTCGCGTCGGCGGTCAGGTCCGCGGCTCCGTTGTACCGCCATCGGAACCAATCGTCCGAGTAGCGCAGGAGACCGACCTTCATGGCTTTGGCAATGCGCCACGCGTCAATCGCCTTCACCATCGGGAAAAGGCATTGCTTGCGGTAGGCACCGACGCTCCGGTTGATGCGCTCCACGAGAACGCGCATTGCCCCGCCGTTGACGCTCCGAGGGTCGAGGAAGAAATCGATGCTCCATCCCATGCCAGCGAACGCCTGCCGGATGATGGAGTCGGCAAACTGCTGTTGCGCTGGCGTGGGTCGGTCGGCCTTCAGCGCCTCAATCTTGCCGCCGGTGCCGGATCGGAAATAACGGATCGTGCCGCCCTGCATCTCGTGGTAGGCGGTGTCGGTCTCGGAATTGTACTCACCGCCGTCGCGCAGCATTGTCTCCGCGGTGTCAGGGGGAAGTCCGGTCTCGTTCGTCTCGACGATGGCCAGTGAGGACGCAACCTGCTGGGCGATCAACTCGAAGCGGCGGATCTGGTCAACGTCCTGGAAGTCCATGACGGCGCACGCCAGCGAACTATGCCCGCGAAGCTGGTCAGCATAGCGCGGCATAAAACGCAGCAACATGTCCGTCGAACTGATGTCCTGATATTTTGCCGTGCGGTCGTCGTAGACTCGATAAGCCAGTGGGCGGCCGACCTCGTTGACGATTACGCCATCGATAAGCTGTCGCCCAGCGTAGGGCGAATCAGACATCACGAGACCGTCGCCATGGATGCGGTGCGCCGGGATGGTTTGAAGGAAAGGATACCCGCCCGCGCCCTCGGTGAGAATGACGCCCACGTCGCCGTCGCGGATGATGTGCGACATCCAAAGGCTATGAAGCGTCGCCATCGGATACAGCACCCCGCGCACGTCGCATAGGTTGTTGTGGTCGTCCATCCAGACCTCAGCCTCCTCACCCCACGCCATGTCCTCACCCGCAAACTGCGCGGACACGTCGCCCGAAATGATCTGCGCCTGCTCGTTGACGGCGCCAGCAACCAAGGACGAGTTGGTGTAAAGCCAACGTCCCAACGACATGAGCGTCTCACGGCTGATGCCAGGGAACAGCGCGGCGGCGTCGCGATTGTAACCCGTGTGGGATGCGCGCTGCTTCGATCCTCGCGCAGCCTCAGAGACTGGCGTGGACATGACGCGCCCTCTCGCGTCGTAGAAAACGAACGGCTTCGCGGCCATCAGATGCGCCCTCCCATGACGGCAACGGAGCGTGACGGGGCAATGTCTTCGATTCCGTACTTGTCCGGATCGAGGCAGTGAAGCGCGATCAGGATCTTGCGCAACCTTCCATCCGCTCCGTGGGTAATGATGCGCGCCGAGGACACGTCGCCAGCCGTCGCGGATTGCAACTGGCTGCCGGCCACGAGTTCCGCGAGGCACGCGTCCCGAGCGACCAGAAGCTGGGCCTCGGTCATGCCGGGTAATGGATTCCTCAACGCCACACAAAGAGGCGAAACTGTAAACCGCTCACGCAATGCCAATCATCATCGCGGCGGCTACCTGCATCCGAGCGCAATCCCACGCGTGCGGCTCCGGCCCCGTTTGGTGCCACTTCTCCGGGTCCTGCGGCTTCTTCTTGAACTTCAGCATGGAACCCATCTGCGCGACGTACTCGTTTTCCTCTTTCGTCATCGGCTCAACCTTGGGCTCAACCCATAGCCCGCGGTCGCGGATGCCCTGCAAGCGGTCGGCGGTTGCTGGAACGCTGACGCTGATGACGGTCGCACGCCTGCCCGCAATCTTGCAGTGGGCTGGGTCGGGCTCGCCGTGCCACGGGCGGGACCACGCCTTTTCCACGCGCTTCGGGGTCTGCCCGCGGACTTCCTCGACGTGGTACCAGCCGCGCTTGTCGTCGCCTCGAAAACAGGTCCAGCCGTAATTGCATGCGAAGGTGTAAACCGTGCGGCTCTGCCACGCAGAGTCGATGATCGTGCGCTTCGTTGGGACGTTGAACTTCACGCGCAATTCCTCAATGGCTTGGTCGGTCTCCACCTTGCCCCAGAACATGCGACGCGATTCCCCGGACTTCGCCCACGCCCTCACCATGACCCAGAAGTGCCCCATCTGCGTGTCGATGGTCATGATGCGGAACTCGCCCTCCGTCCACCCGTCAGCGTCCATTGTTATCCGCGTCATCGGGTTGTCCGCTCTCCTT